ATTTCATCTTGTGCTTCCATCCAATGTGCGAAAACATCATCGTCTATTTTATCGGCATCAATTAAACTTTGTATCTGATTTTCATCAGCATAGTAAAGGCAATCGGTATGGCCGCTATTAATATCAGCTAACACATCAGCAGTTGTGAATTTTTCGCCATTTTCGATTTTTGTTGAACAGATTCCGTCGTTGCTTGACTGTTTGCTGTCCATTAGTTCGTTATCATCGCGGTCTGAGAAATAATCTTGATCACGATCGCTGCGCATCATCATATCGTCTGTATCGAACTCATCGTTGTAGTTGTGTGATAAACCCGAATCCGACTTGTCACCGGCTCCGAATTTACTATATTGTTCACCATCGTTTGACATTTCGTAGTCCGGGCTTGCATACCCCGTGTCAAACGGATCGTGCGTAGCTGCCGCTTTACGTGTGACTTCACCAGGAGCTAATGTTTCGCTATCATCGTAATCGTACATTCTGCCGTTGGCATCTTCACCAACTTCTACGTCAGTAAGGTCTTCTTCGATCTCGTATCCTTCTTCGTCGCCACTGACTTCTCGATCGTCATTGTCATAATAATCGTGCTGGGGTTCGTAGTCGCCACGACCTTCGTCTCTGTATCCGTCAAAATACTCTTCGTCTTCGTCATCCTTTAAAAATGAAAGATTAGCGTTTGTCTTAGCACGCATGCCACGTTCGGGTAAACTGCGCGGATGTTCTTCTTCACGAACGCTTACGTGATTGATAGTTTTCATGCTACCGATAACGCCTTCGTCTAATTTTTGTGATTTGCTCTTGCTGTGTACTGGTTGTTTAATTCCGGCAAGTTCGCGCAATCTATTGATTTCTTTATTGTTCATAATTGATCCTTAGTGCTTAGTCATTCTGCCGAACAAACCCGGTGAATTCTCTTCTTTTGTTTTATCGAACGAGTCGTAGTCACTTGGCAACACATCGTCTTGTTCGCTGTATTCTTCATGCCCGTTTTTACGTCTATCTGTTCTTTCTTTTTCTAAATCTTTAAGCAACGATAAGCGTTGATCTTCAGTGCCTTCTGCATTTTCAGCTTCTTCACCTTTGTAATCATCTTTGCCTAACTTGTGCTCGCCTTTGTTTTCGTGGTTTACCATGCGAGCCATGTATAAGTCTGTTTCGGCATGGCGGGGGTCGGTTTCGCTGTACACAGCAATTTGCTGTTCGGCAATACCTAGCATGTTTGAAAGTTTTGTTCTTAGGTAATCTCGACTTGCTGGATATTTTAAAGTTATATCAGCAATAAAAACAGGTGAGTTCTTAATGTTAGGAAAGTCTAATGGATTTTCCTGTATTGGTGTTTCTCTAAATTTACTTGCTGTTTTCAAGTCGTACTTGGATAGGCATTTTTCCATGCAATCAAGCATATGGTCGCTTACCTTATCGACGGCTAACTTTAAAGTGTATTTGTACTCTGGGTACGCATCACTTAAATAATCTTTAAAACCCTTGTGCATCTCTATCTCCGAAAATCGTTTATTATCACTATTTATCGCTAGCGGCTTCGCTTTCGTTTTTATTCGAAGACCTTATTAAAGTTAACAGTTCATTGCGATCAAGTTCTTCACCTTTTTGCTGATGCCCTTCACCATTGTCGTGTTCTAGCTTTAACTTCTTGAGTTGAAGTTCCATTAATTTAATTTTTCTATCTGCTTTGCTATTCCTAGCATCTAAAGCAGTTTTTAACATCTGTCCTGCAACTTCGTATATTCTGCCAGTTTGCCCTGGTGGGGAATTTTTACCAAGTTCAATTAATTCTTCGTATGATGTGATGGCTTTGCCAGATATCTCATTCATTTCACCGTCGTGTTCATTGACACCGGTTACTGCGGTCAATGCATAGTCAAGCTTTTCTGCTGTTGTTAGAGATTCCAATAACTCGGCACTCTGTTCTTCGTGCTGTGCTATATCAATAATGGGATCATCCATGTGCGGGAGCCCAAGCTCTTCTTCTAATCTTCGTGTCATGTGTTATCTCTTCCGTTTGTTGTTTGCGAAAATACTGTCTTCGTTTATCACTTTAAAGATGGCACCTCGTCTTGAGCACCACTGCTGTGCCGCTTGCCATTTGGCCGCGTTCACTGCTAATGCTAATTTATCCTTTTCTTTCTTGGCTTGTTCAACAAAGGTCTGCGATGATGGTTTAATTTCCCAAACTTCAAGTCTGCGTTTTTTCTTTTTATCTTCAAATAACACAACAAAGTCCGGTACATACACAGTCATGGTTCCTTTTAACGGGTGTCTATATGGTATTTTAATCGACTCAGACGACCATTCAAGTATATTAGGATGGTTATCGCACATACGACACACAGCTAATTCCCATGAAGATCTATAATAAGGCAATGTCTTACCAGAATATTTATCAGGAAATTTTACCTGATAATATCCTTGCATATAGTTGCTCAAGGTTGTACACCTCTGCTTTTTACGCTGTCCTTGTTGTCGATACTTCTTACTCTTTCGTGCTGATCGCCTGGGCCACGTAGCAAGTTGATGTACGGGTAAATAGATTCAACCAAGTTAATTTTGTTTGCACTGGCGGCTTCAATTAATGTTAATGGCGAAACACCTTGGAACTTTGCGGCGTCTATTAATACAATTGCCATTGTTGATGCAGTTTTCTTGGATCTGCTAACTTTTAAAAAATATGAAAATACTGCATTAAATAGGTCGCCACTAACTGAGCCAGCTTGAGTACCAGTAAATGATAGTTTTACTGCGGTAGGTGAAAGGAATTGTTCCGAACCACTTTTCTGCGAATAGACGTTGGCCTTAACACCGTTGGTAGTTGTTACTGTGCGCTTGGCGCCCTTTTGTTCCAGCATCTGTGTGCTGAATCGTCCAAGCTGTGAGTTTTGAATTGTTTGTCTGCTTGCCATTGTTAACCACCGCCTTTTCTTACTCTTCTAAAATCTTGAAAATTAGTAGGTATGTTGTCAATCTTAGACGTAAACCCTCTAACGCTTGGTAACGGAAATGGCGGTTCGTCCACGCCAAGTAGGTCTTTCTGTAACTGATTGCCGAGCGAGCTGATGCTCTGCACTTTGCCTGCTATGTCTCTAGCGAAGCCTTTTGCTTCGTTTACAGTGTCTATGCCTGCTTGTACCGTGTCTCTTGCTTCGAGGATATCCCCAAGCAGTCCGTCTGGATAGCTTTTTCCCTTTGCTACTTTCGCATTAGGATCTTCGTCCCACTTTGCATATTCGATTACATTACTTTGCTTTAGGTAGTCGAATATATCCTTGGTCGAATCGTCGTCTTCAATTCCACCAAAAAACTCATACTCAGCCCACTCGTAATCAAAGGTATAGCTAATCTCAACAAGTTCATTGCTTGAGTATGCTAAGTTAGCATGTTTAAAATCAACTATACGTGGATTATACAATGTGACTTTGGTAAACTCGCCTGCATGCATTTGAAAAATTTCAATGCTCTTGTAAAGGTATTTTACATCGCCGCCGTTGCCATTAAATGCAACATCGTAACCGAAGTCTTCGAAGTTTATAGTTTCTGGATTAACCGGAGAGCCCTTCGAACCTTGTGACTTCTCTCTGCCGTCGGCAAAGTAATATTGATAGTACATTTGCCAAAGATTTAATGTACTGCCATTGATTACATCATGAAATACAATATCAACTGGGTCAAACTTTAATTTAGTTTGGCTGATTCGCTTTCTGTTATATTCGTTAAATATCTCTGACTCTACGCCTATCGAGGGCATGGTCACCGACTTTACTAACTGATTTGTTTTTGCGAAGCCGTTGTCACCAAAGTACTTCTTAACAAAGTCCGTTAATGCGCCATCGTAGTTGACCCTAACAAAATACTGAAATCCAAGAAAGGGTTGAGTATCGTTGAAGTACGGATCATTCTGTCCAAACGTTTTGTGTGCAAGTTGACTAGAACGATATATAGGTTTGCCGTTTTCGCCTTCGCCAAGACCGCCGCCTAATCCTAATGCATCATTAACTGCTTGCCTAGCATTGCGTATTTCCTGGGTACCAGCATCAAACACTTCCCTAGTGCCTGCAAGAAACCCACCAGCGGCTTCACCGCTGGTGTTATTCTGTGCGCCAATATCGCTAACTTTACCCATTAGGCGAAGGTACTACCGCCGGTTAAGCTAGGTAGGTCAATCATCGGATCGCCACCAGTAGTGCTTCCACCGTTGGTGTTAGGACCAGCAATGTTAGTTGCGTTATCGTAACGTAGTGTTAATGTAACAATGTTTGCGTCTGAGTTTTCGTAGTTACCTTCAGGGTATGCTACATTAGACAAGAATACACCATCTAACTGCCATGACTCAAGTTCATCGTTGTTGGTACCGTCTAACGAGTCAATAAAACAAGTAAACTTATAGTTTATGCCTGCAACTGCTGATGTTTGCTCGTAGTGGTTAACTTGCTTCTGTAACTGAGCTCCAACTTCAGCAATAACTGAGTTATTGATGTCGTCGCGCAAAGTAATTTCAACAGTTGCCCATTCGTGCTTTCCAGCAATATAACCACGTGAGTTATATGAATGTAATGTAACAATTTCGTGCTCGACGCTAGGTCTAGTTACACTTACAACGTTTTGAGTTAGTTCACGCATTTGGGTGTTAATACCAAAATTGTTGAATCTTACACGGAAACGATACTGTTGTTTCGGGTGCAATATGCCGAGCTTCTGCCCGTCTAGCGGTACACCGAATTTTGATAAATCTGCCATTTTGTTCTCCTAGGATTGGTTTCCCGTTTATTTGCATGTATTTATCAAATACCTTTCGAAAATTTTCAGTCATAAAAAAACACGCTCTGAAGCGTGTTTTTTAGTGCTGTGCTTGTATTAAGCTAGGCTTTCACCTGTGTTACGTATACGAATAGGTATGTAAATAAATTCAACAGCTTTTGTAGGCTGTATGGCTATGTCTACCCAAAGTTCGTTACGATCAACTCTAGCTGGCGTGTTGTTTGAAGTATCACAAACTACCAGGAAGTCAAGTACACCACGAAGCGTTATGAGCTCCGAGAAGAACTTGTTAAACGTGTCGAGTATGCTATCTCTAGTTTGCTTGTCGTTAGGCTCAAACAAGTACGGACGAGCAATTTCATCTGAACGAGTGCGTATGTAGTTAATTAAACGTGCAACATTCACACGATCCAATGCACTTGCAAGTGGATTTCTAGTTTTCTGTCCGTAAACAACAAGCCCTGATCCCGGTATAAACGTAATTGGGTTAATGTTATTTGAGTAAAGTACATCACGTAAACCTTCGTTTAGTGTAGTTGGTACATACTCTCCTTCAGCGTCTATAAATCCAACAGATACGGCATTTGAAACTCTACCACGTTGTAGACCTGCAGGTGCAAACCATTGGTATCCAACTTGATCGTTAAACGCAATTGTTCTAAGCACCATGTGCGATGCAGGAACAACAACCTCTGTACCATCTGTGTTTGTTGCTAGTCCCGAAGGATAGTAAACACCTAAATACGGGTCAGCTGTAATAAGTCCGTCTTGACCGTTTGACGCTACATTGTTAGCATTAGATGCCCAGTTTTGTAGCACTGTGCCATTTGGACGTAAAGTAAACGGAGTGTCGCCTACAATAAATGCAGTTTCTTTGCGGTCTACGTTTAATGTAACCATTTCGTCGATAACTTCTGGATATCCAGGAGTTGCAATTAAGTTAAAAGAAATAGCGTCTGAACGAATCTGTTCATTTGAAACAAGTATTGCTGCCAACGCCTGGGTTATGACTGCACGCTGAGCGTCTTCGCCTACACGTAAAGAACCATCTGCGTTAGTACCCGATATCGATACCCAACGATCTGCGAAAAACTCTTCGCCGTTGTCAACATAAATTAGTCTATTGTATTCACGTTGCTTAACGTTGTTAGATGAATAACGTGTGTTCCATAGTATCATGCCTGCCGGATATATATCTGGATCAGGACGATCGATGTCTAAGTTTGGCTTAGTATCGTTTGGATCGCCGTTGTTAATAGAACCTGCGACACCACTACCATCTATTGTATCTGTTGGGCTTGGTCTAGCATCGCCAAACACAATACCGTTAGGAGTGGTTTGATCGCTTGTGTCGATTAAGTTCCAACGGTTAGACTTAAATCTGTAAAGTGCTGGGTAGTTTGCTAAATCAGCAGTGTCAAGCCATAAATCATTGGCATTGACTGTTGTGCCAGCATCTACTGGATCCAGTGTTTGAGTATATAATACACTACTTCCAAAGAAGTCTCCGCTCATGTCAGTGGGGTCTATGCCTGGTAATTCAACATTTAACCATGATCCTAATCCATCGTTAATCAGTAAATCTACAGTTGACTCGCCCTGGGTATTCAGACCAATGTCTCCATTGAACCAATACTCACCATCGGCAGCAACACCAGTAGGTATATCTTGTTGTGCGGCAAATCCGGTTAGTTCAGTCCATGCACCGCTGGTATAACGATATAAAGTTGCAATCGAAAGTCCTTCGGCAGCGCCCGGGGAAGTATCCTGTAGGAAGTTCATGCTAGCATAGTGGTCGCCTTCAACTGGGGCTCCGCCTAACTTGGCCGGTACACTTGCTTCAGTGGTAGCAACATCGGTATCAAATACAACAACCGGTACAGTAACATTAGCAAACTGTAAATTAGACTTCAATTTAAGTGATAAATTAATACCGTTATTGTTAGCTGAAGTTTTGACCCAGCGTGCAAAACCAATATCAGCAGTAACAATCGGGTTGGCATCGACATCAAGTGTTGGATACACATCAGATGCAATAATTATACCAACTTTTGATTGACCTTGGTTGTCAGGTACCGACAAGTTAAACCATGCCGCGCCAATCTTAACAAGATACTCTATGGTGCCTGTGGTAGGATCAACATTTACTGCGTATTCACCACCTGCGCCAATACCAGCATCTGCTCCGTTTACAAACACGTAACTGATTTCAACCGGTGTCCATAATACACTGTTAGCCGGATCATTAGGATCGGCAATTAGATCATGTAAGCCAAAGTCTGACTCGTCTGTATCAAACCAGTATGTTCCGTTTGCAACCGGTGCAGTTGGCTCAAGTACTTGTGGTTCAAGTGCCGCTACATCTATGTCTGCACGCACTATATACGCGCCGTTTGATATGCCTAAGAACGACTGTGCCGCTAATAAACCGTATTCGTTAAGTGGTGAGCCGTTTAATACAGTTCCACCTACGTTTTGAAAAATTGGGTCACCAAAAGTTTGTAGTAGCTCGCGCTGACTACTAATTCTGTATAATGCCCCTGCATTGCTTGCAGTAGTACCTTCGGCAGTGCTTGCGCCGTCAGGTGTTGTTTTATTTTCTGCTGTAGCAATTAAAATGAAAGGTATAGTACCTTCGCCGCTTCCTGCATACGCACTTTCGTCAATAACGCTAATGCTTACGCCTGGACTGGTCAATGTTGCCATTCTAATCTCCTGTTTAGTATTCAGATGTGAATACTTGTTTAGTATTCGTTTGCAATTATTTATCGCATTAATTAAAAAAACAGGTGTTTATAGGTTGGTTATTTATTGGGGTTTGTCTAGTTGTCTTATTTGCTGTTCGAAGTTTAGTGCAAGGTCAGCAATAGTCGAATCGTTTCGTAGTATAATATCCGCAGGTATTATTGTGGTTTCCCATTCGCTTTTATGCACTTCAGGAAAAGAATTAAGCATATCATGAAACGCATCATTGTCGCCTTCGAGCGCCTGCTTTGCTATGTTGTACCAAACTGGGGTTTTTGCAGGTAGAACTTTTACCACAATATCAACCGTTGGTTGTGTGACTTTGTATTCGTTCATGAATCGCATATCCGAAATAACAACATGAGTATCTTTGATTTTGCGCTTTACTGTTAGTGCCCAGGTATCGGAGTGAAATCTATCTCTAAATAAATCAGTAGCAATAAATTGCATTGCCATGCGCGGAGTGAAATCTTTGATGTTTAACTCTTGGCTCCACCATGCATCAACAGTATCTCTAAATCGTCTTGATTCGCTTGTGTCGCCTTCGAGTAAATGCCTGGGCCAATCGAATATCGAGGAGAGAACGTCCTTGACTGCATGTGCAAAGCTGAGTTCGGTGTAATTGTAAGTTGTTACCAGGTAGGATGCAAGGGTTCCTTTACCAGAACCCTTTAAACCGGTTATTGCTATGTTTCTGTTCAATGTGTGTACCGTTTGTGATTAGTAATATCTATCGTTGTCTTGTGCGTTGTCAAAATCATACTCTGCTTTGGCATCAGCGCGATTGCTTATGATTCGGTCGGATACACCTTGGTGAGCTGAATCACTGTCGTTAATTTGCTCAGATGCTTTGAGCTCTATGTAATCTACAATT